GCCCCAACTCTCAGGGCATCGTGGAGTTCTACACCCTCTGGCCGGGAACCTACACCTGGGAGTCCATCCAGCAGGTCTCGAATACCCTGATCCTCGTCGAGTCCGGAACGTTCAGCATCGTCAATTGCCCGACGCCTCCGCCCACCGGCACCACCGCTCCGATCGCACCGCAGTCACCCTCGACGCCCTTCGGGATCGTCGCGGGGATCTTCGTCGGCGGCCTCCTCGTGGTGGTCCTTCTCGGAAAACGCCGATGACCCCGCAGCGCCGTCATTCGGACGTCAACACCCAGCGCATCGACTCCGTCCAGGCCCGCGCCCTGCTCGCGGACTTCCGTTCCCGCCAGCCGTGGCGTCCGCAGCCGAACGCCCTGGAGATCGCCGCCGAGGCGCGGCGGGAGGCTAAGAGATGAAGTGTCAAGCCCGACTCCGTCGTCGTCTCGCGTCTAACACGCCCTGGCCCGAAGAACTCAGCGAGCCGTGCGGTCAGGTCGTCGGCGTATCCCGATGGTGGGATGTCTTGAACATCGAGCGTGCCGCCTGCTCCCTTCCCGGACACCGCGAGGACGTAGAGGCGCAGAGCCGCGCCGCAGAGATAGCCGAGCGCGTGCGGCACGAGGTCGAGCGCGACGCCCGACCGATCTGCAACGACTTCCGAGAGCTGCAGCAGATCCGGCCGGAGATGCGAGGAGTCTACCGATGAGCGTGACGATTGAGCGACTGGACGAGATGGGCTGCCTTTTGGATGACCGAGACAAGTATTTGGCGGAGTTGTTCGACTACGCCCGCGAGCGAGCGGCGCGGGAACGCTGCCTCAAACTGATGCCCAAACTCGCGCGTCTGTGTCTGCATGGGTCCTTTGGAGAGTCGGCGTACAAAGCCGTAGCCGACGAGTCGATCGGCTTTGCCGAAGCCTCTGGCGCCACCCCCACCGACGCTTACCTTGCTCTCGCCGCTGCGCTGGAGAAGCGATGAAACGCTGCGAGGAAGCCGGACACCGCTTCGGCGGCTTCGTCCGTTCCGGGACTGGCTGGGCCCGGCGCTGTCGTCGACGGTCCTGCCCGGTCGTCGCCGTCGTCACCTGGGAGATGGCGACCAAAGCCGCCCAGGCCGGCCAGATCGGGATACGCCTGACGAAGCGGACCAAGCGACCCATCCTGGTCCCGAGTCCACGTCGATGAACTGCGCCCGCTGCCATCATCCAGAGACAGCCCATCGGACTCGCTGTACGTGGGCCATCTCGTTCAACAACCGGCTCGGACGGGACCGCATCTGCTCCTGCCGCGTCTTCGTGGTCCCCGAGCCATGGGAGAGCGAGGGAACGGTCTTCCAGCTCTGCCTCCGATGCGGCCGGCACGAGGTAGCGGGCGCCTACTGCACGTTCTGCCGGACGGCCGAGTACGACGTCGCCGACCATCGCCACCCGCAGGGCTCCGGCAACGCCTGCCCGCTCGGGCCCTACCTGGACCCGCTCGACGGCGACGCGAAGCACATCCGCGGCTTCGTAGCCAAGCCCAAGCCCAACCTGGTCGCGGGGGTGACGATCCGCCATCATCCGCGAAGCCCCGGAACCGACCCAGAAGTCCCGCCGTGGATAGCCCACCGGCAGGCTGTGGTGGCCCTAGAGCAACGATAGGGGCTGGACAGGCCCTTCTATACTCCACGACCGAACGAAGGTGACAGATGGCAACTTCCAACGCTCAAGCCGCAGAGACTATCCTCCGGCGGCTCCCGCCAGCTCTCAACAACACGGACGAGCAGGCTCTTGCAATCGCCGAGGCTCAGGCCCGAGCGACCCTAGCGGTCGCGGAGGCTATTGAGGATCTCAGGCTCTCTCTTGAGACGGCCGCGATCCTCTGGGAGCAGAGCCGATGACCGCACGGATCAAAGGCCCGGCGCTCGCCCGCCTCGACGAGGAAGGCCACCGTTTCTATACCTGGGAGGGGCAGAGGTACTGGAGCGTAACGACCCTGATCGACGCCGGCCTCCCGAAGTTCATCGCCGCCTGGTACGCGAGTCAGGTCGCCGAGCTCGTCCACGCCGACCTGACCGCTCACGGAAGACGGACCGCCCGGACGCTCCTGCGCGAATGGTCCCGGCTCGGCCTCGAGGAGCTGCTGGCGGTCAAGGCCGACGGCGGGCTCACCTCGATCAAGCCCGAGAAGCTGACCGCCGACGAGCTGGCGCTCCGCTACCTCAAGGGCCAGCCCGCCCGCACCCGAGACGCCGCCGCAGCGAAGGGCTCGGCCGTCCACGCCGAAGCCGAGGACTACGTCCTAGCCAACCTGCACCAGATGGAACGACTCTACATCGAGGGCACCGTTCCACAGCTCGACTACGATCCGGCCATCTCGCCCTACATGGCGAGCTTCTGGCGCTTCCTGCTGGCCTTCCGACCGCACTACCTCCTGACGGAGGCGAGCGTATTCAGCCATCACGGCTACGCTGGCACCCTTGACGCGGGCATGGAGCTCCGGATCGACGGGCGGCTTGTCACGGCGCTCGTCGACTATAAGTCGGGCAAGGCCGTCTATCCCGACGCCGCCCTCCAGCTCTCCGCCTACCAGCGAGCCGACTTCATCGGCCTCCCCGACGGCACCTCGGAGACCCTGCCCATCTTCGACGCCGCCTACGTCCTGCATCTCACGCCGACGGGCTACGAACTCCTGCCGGCCGATACCGGAGACGAGGTCTATCGCCTCTTCCTCCACGTCTGCGAGATCGGCCGCTGGCGACTGCCGACGCCCGAACACCCCCGGGGCCTTGCCGCCGAAGTCATCGGCGAGCCCATCGTTCCAAGGAGGGAACCATGACCGAACTTCGCGCCGCCCTAGAGGAGACAAAGCCATGAGTAAGCAACCCACAGAACGTCGGAATGTAAATGACATTCCCACATCGACTGAGCCAAGCACCGAAGCCGGACAAGACTTGCTGATGATGGTGGGTTTCCTGGAGGATCACGGCGAGATGTCCAAGGCCTTCGCTGATGAGGCCGAAAAGGGCATCCTCGCCATCGAGGCCGAGGCTGCTGCGCCCGACGTGGAGTCTCTGATGACTTCTCTGGGTTCGGCCGTCGACCGCGCTAAGTCTGCCGAAGCCCAAGTAGCGGCGCTGGTAGAGGCGCTGGAACGGATGTTGCGACATGTGGAGATGCCGCTCGACCCGAACTGCCACTGCGTCCTGATGACCCGCGAACTCCTCTCCGACCTCTCCGGGAGGAAGTCATGAACCCCGGAATACCGCTTCTGGGGGGCGGCATCGCTCTCGTTGACGACGAGGACTACGACCGTGTCATGGCAGCGGCCGAGCCCACCTGGCGGCATCATCAAATGCGGCATGTCATGTACGCCTCGACGGGGCACCGCCAGAGAACGATGCACCGAGTCGTACTGCGGCTAGACATGGGCGGCCCGGCGGTGGATCACATCAATGGCGACGGGTTGGACAACCGCAAGGCAAATCTGCGACTCGCCACCAACCCACAGAATCAGATGAACGCTCGGAAGCACGGAGCAAACGCTACGTCCTCATATAAGGGCGTTCGCCTGCACGAAGGCAAGTGGCAGGCTCGCATCAAGATCAACGGCGCTCAGAGCAACCTCGGGCACTTTGATACGCCCGAGGTAGCCGCCGACGCCTATGACCTCGCGGCCCTCAAAGCCTTTGGGCGGTACGCCCGTCTGAACCGAGACGAGCGGATCGCCGAAGCCCACGACGCCGACGTAGCGCGTCGGGCGGTAGAGGACGCGCTGAGCGTCGAGCGGATCGTCAAAGCGTTGTGGGACAACTCCGAATATGCCGCTGACATGCCTTGGGTTGCCAACGCGGCGATGCAACGCCTCTACAGCGATTGGGCCGCCGCTCTCCGCGCCGCCCTCCTCGAAGGAACGAAGAACGAGGTGAAGTCATGACCCGCAGGATCGCAACCTTACAGTCACAGCTTCGAGAGATCGGGCGGGTGAGGATGGGCGTGCAGGTCACGGCCAACGGCAAGACCCGCCCCTCCAAGCTCAAGACGTTCCGCCTGACGTCTCGATCTAAGAAGGCTCTCGACCGAGCGGCCGAGGTCTACGGCGGCAAGGTCACCCGCTGGGAAGAGTCGACCGATCCCGTCGAGCAATACCAGGTCACGATCGAGGCCCCCTTCCTCGACGTCCTGGTCCCGCCTAACGGCTATACCTCCTCGTTCGAACTCTGGTCCGGAGGAGGTTGTCTGCGACGCTGCGACGGCGAGACGGAGGAACTCTCCGGACGGCCGTGCGAGGAGGTCTCCACTACCCGACCCGACGGTACGGTCCTCGGACCCTGCCCGGAAGGTGCCCGCGAACGCATGGCGGCTGCCGCCAAGGGAGAAGCCTGCAAGCCGACCTCCCGCCTACGGGTTCTGCTCCCTTACCTCGAAGAGATCGGCGCCTGGCGGCTGGAGTCCCACGGCTACTACGCCGCGATCGAACTCTCCGGCATGGCCGACTTCCTCGACAAGGCCGCGCGGATGGGCTACGCCTACCCGGCCCGACTCCGGCTCGAAGAGCGCCGCACGACTCGGCCGAACGAGCCCCGGCGCGACTACATCGTCCCCGTCCTAGAGATCGCCGATCGGACTCCGGCGCAGATGCTCGAACATCCCGAGAAGCCCGAGGTCAAGGCTATCGGACCCGGCACCGTCGAGATGCCGCGGGCGGAGGATCCCCTCTCGGCGGACGTCTTCGAGGAGGCGAACGGCGGTCGAGCGATCGAGCCGCTGCCCTTCGGCGAGGGCGAGCTCACCCTTATGGAGTTCCAGCATCTCGCCAAGGACAAGGGCGTCGCCATCGCCACGGCCTACGACGGCAGACGGCTCCCGGACTTCACGAACGTCGAGCGGTACAAGCTCGCCGAGAAGATCGGACTCCTCGGATGAGCGAGCTACGAAAGGGCGAGAAGATCCCGCTGTTCTCACCGGACGATGCTCTGGCGGAAGCGGTCAAGGGCGTCCTGCTAGCCCGCGCTGCATCGATGGAGTACGGCGTCATCGAGGGGCTGAAGTCTCTCGGCTGGACGCCCCCAGGTGCCGACTCTCTCGACGCCGCATGGGCCGAGGCGGAGGAATTGGCCGGAGAAGATCAGTTCGACCTAAGACGAAGGGTGGGTCATTACAGCTTCTTCTTGGTCACTCCAGAGGGGCAGTTCTGTGACTCCCTCCACTATCCCACCCCTGTCGCCGCTCTCCGAGCCCTCATCGCGAAGCTGCGCGAAGGGAGCAAGCGATGACTCGCCTGCTCTTCACCAACGACCTTCCGTACCGAGACGCCACCGAAGACCCCCGTAAATCGCTTGGGGATACGCTCGCCTTCTCTGTCGATGATTGGGGATCGTCAAGGGCGATGGCGTGGGTTTGGGGCATCGTCTGCGGTTGGGACCAGGAAGCTATGGCCGAACTCGCCGCCAAGTTCCGATGGGATGCCGATACCACGGCGAGACTCAATCGACTGCACGAGGCGTTTGAGGGACTGCGAGGTGAGGGATGAGCGAAGTCACTCCCGAGCTCCACGCCTACATCCTTGACCGTGACGGCTTCTGCTTCGGCTACCGGATGTACGGCTCGAACCACATCTGCCGGGATCAATGGGGCAACCCCCACGCCGCGCACGAGAAGCTGACTCTCGACCATGTCAAGGACGACCTGCAGATGGGGCTACGGGCTCCCTCAGACGCCCGACACCTCGTGGCGATGTGCGCTCGCATGAACGGTAAGCCGCCGAACAAAGCCGAGAGAGCGGCCGAGCGGCAGTATCTAGCGGAGGTAGAGAAGTGACCCTCGTGATGGCTCGCGTCAAGGACGGAGAGCTCGTCCCCGTCACCCCCCGAGAAAGCGGAGGAGCTGCAGGTCGGCTGGGAGTGGCTACGGGCCACGGAGGCGCTCGGAGACGCCGCCGCTAAGCTCGAGACCGCCGGCCGCGACGACCTGGCCGCCGAGGTCCGCAACATCCGCGCTCGCTTCATGTGCGAGACGCGGTAGACTACTCCCCGTAGCGCGGGCGAGAGGTGGTCGGGCCGCAACCTCTCCCGCCCTCGCCCAAGCTACAACTTGAGAGGTTGCGCTCGTGGATATACCCACCGCAGAACAGGCCGAGGACGCCGCCGCCCGTGCGCTGGCGCGTTTGATCCAAGAGGGCTTCCGTCGCCACCGTCATCTGCTGCCCGTCTGCCGCGAGCTGCTCCGCGGACCCCTGACGGAGGATGGTACCCGAGCGCTCGGCGGGTACGTGATGCGACTACCTTCCGACCCCGTCCTGGTCGAGATCGCCCGTATTGGAGCCCGACTCGTCGAACTCTCCTACACCGTCCCCAACGTCCAACGGGCGGCCCGGGAGGCGGCGCTACTCGTGGAACCTATATCCGCCCACCTTTCGGCTGATCGTGGCTCTCCGAGTGCCCTAGCGAGCCCGCGGGATAAGCCATGACGAATACTGCCGTCGCCCGGAGTCGCAATCAGGCCCGCTACTACGGATCCGGCCGGGACTGGGAGACGCCGCCCTCCGTATTTGAGCCGCTGGACGCCGAGTTCCACTTCACCCTCGACCCCTGCTGCCGACCCGAGACGGCTAAGTGCGCTCGCTACTTCACCGAGCAAGACGACGGGCTGGCGCAGTCGTGGGCCGGCGAGCGGGTGTTTATGAACCCGCCGTATGGTCGGGAGATCGCAGCGTGGACGCGCAAGGCGCGACAGGAGGCCGAACGCGGTGTGCTGGTTGTGGGGCTGCTGCCCGCGTCGACGGACCTCGGCTGGTGGCACGAGGACGTGTTGGCCGCTGGCGCTGAAGTCCGGTTCATCCGAGGCCGGGTCCGGTTCTTGGCACGAGCTGGGGGCCAGCGTATCGGCCGGATCGAGCGGAACGGCTTGTTCCCCGAGTACGAGGTCAAGGTGTCGGCTGACGGCACGGCATGGGCCAACGCGATGTTCCCCAACGTCATCGTCATCTGGCGACCGAAGCCATGACAGACGACCTCGGCGAGTTCGGCAAGGCGGGCTTTCGCGCTTACTCTCTCTCGGGCCCAGGCTGGACTATCGTGCTGAGCCGAGTCAACGTCGCCGACCTCGATCCCCGCGGCCTCTTCACGGTCTTCGCTCCCGGCCAGCCCGGCGCATTCGAGGACCTTGGAGGTCGGGTGCTATCCCGACAGACCGGGCTCTTCGGCGGGACGAACCTCGCGGGCCTCTCCAAGGATCTCGCAGCTCGCCTGCACGGCGACCCATCGGTCTGGGCACGACGGCTCGACTACCTCGCCTCGCGAGTCGTTCAGGACGGTACGCCTCCCGACTCGGAGGACTTCGTCGACGTTCCGACCAAGCCCGACGTCCCGGCCTTCGTCTTCGACCGGCGGGTTCGGAAGGGGCGGACGATCTCGCTCTTCGGTCCCGGCTCGGCGGGTAAGACGACGATCGCCGACGCTCTGTTGGTTTCGCTCGCGACGGGCAGGGAGATCATCCCGGGCTGGATGCCAGTCCGGGCCTTCGAGGTTGTGACGCTCGACTGGGACGAAGGCTCCGAGGAAACGCGCGTCCGGCTCCACGCGATCTGTAACGCCTACGATCTGCGGCTCCGCGGCTACCACTACCAGCACCTCACCCGGCCCCTGGCCGACTGCGCCGACGCCGCGGGACGCTGGGTACTCGACAAGGGCGTAGAGGTGCTGTGCATCAGCCCGGTCAACCGAGCTCTCCGGCCTACCTCCGGCGATCCGGGCGGGCCTGTCCACGAGATGTACGAGGTCCTCGCGGAGTTCGGGACAACCAACCTGCTGATCGACCACGTCATCGGCGATGCGATCGGCACGCAACGGATAGCCCGTCGCGCCTACGGTTCGGTTGCCAAGGTCGACGACTCCCGCGGCTCTTACTCGATCTACGAGCAGTCGAGCGAGCCTGGCCGGCGCGTCGTGGTGATCCGGAACCCGAAGGCACCGTCGCTCTCCCCGGCTCGAGCCCCTCAAGCCGTCCGGATTGAGTTCATCCCGCCCTGGCCGGACGAGGCTGAGGCTTACGACGAGATCCGCTTCGGGGAGGATGTCATCGTGGATCTGGCTCCTGAGGCCAAGCCGAAGCGCGAGACCCAGACCGCCAAGCTCGTCCGGATACTCTCCGAGCAAGGGCCGATGTCAGCGACGGACCTGGCTGCGATCGGTGGCTTCGATGCCAAGCGCATCCGTAAGATCGCCTACAACTCCAAGGAGGCGGAGAGCGTGACCATTCGCTACGGCCCAGACGGTCTCTACTCCATCGTGGAGGATGACGATGCGCTCGGACTCTAATCCTGCGACGGTGTCCTGGGTGTCCCCGTCCCTGGGACCCTATAGGGGTCCAGGGGACATCCCAAAGGGACACCTCTGTCCTAGTGTCCTGTCCCCCTGTCCCAAACCGAAAGGGACACCTCGGACAGACCGACATGGCCTAGACGTGGTGGATCGTTATCAGCGACGGAAGTACCACATCCAACAGCGGGAGCGGGCCTTCGCGGAATTGCAGCGAGTGGTCATGTCGCGAGCCTTTCTCAGTAGGTTCCTTCCCCTCGCGGCTGTCGTGTATGCCGTGGTGCTCCTGCTGACGATCTACGGTGTCCTCCGATGAACGTCGGTGCTACGATGCCCCCGGCCGGCCATGACGGTCCGGGCGCCGGAGCGCCCTCCGAACCCGGGGCGGGCGTCACCTCCCGCGAGTCTGTTCAGCTCACGTCTGGGCGGGCCGGCCATCTCGTCTCCCCAGCCGACGCCAACCGCGCCGCCGCTCGAGCCCGTATTCAGCACGTCCCCGTCGAGACCCACTTCTCCCGGAAGGGCAAGACGCTCTCGACGCTGCTCTGCAAGTGCGGCCACTTCATCGAGGTCGAGGACGAGAGTCTGCTCCTGGGTCACCGCAAGCTAGAGCAGGCATTCTCGGCGCATCGGAGGCAGCCTATGCCTTAGCTGTCCCTTCCCCGTCTCTCCCAAAGGAGGAGTCCATGCCACCCGAACCTACCATCATCAGCGTCATGGCCACCCTCGGCCCGGTCAACGGCTCGCCTCGTTCGACGGCCGCCGGCACGAAGGGTACGGTCAAGTTCGAGGTCTCCAGCGTCGATGGTCGCACCATCTGGGATGCGATGGACGGCGCGAGCTTCGAGCTCATCTTCGGCGGCGTCCATCTCGGGGACGGCTTCACGGTGTCGAACTTGATGAAGCGTCCGGACGAGGACGGTCAGGGCCGCGCCTTCGTTCGGTTCGTCGGCACCGAGTCGACGACTCCAGCCCTCGGCCAGCTCTTCACTCAGAAGATGATCGGCCAGAGCGCCCAGCTCGACCTCATCCAGAACCAGACGAGAATGGATGCTCTCCTCACGACACGGGCCACCGACCCCGAGCCGTGCCCGTATCCCTCCTGCGCGCTGCAGGCCGACCATTCGGGCGGGCACGTCCTCGTCGACGACCTGCTGCCCGTCAACTAACCCCTCGTGGCCCGGCGGTATCCTCCTCCCACCGGGCCACCCAATTCTCGAAAGGTGACACCATGACAAAACGGTGGATTACGGTTCAACTCAAACTCATCGATGGGATCTACTCTGGCGACGCTCCGCCTCCCATCATAGCTAGCGCCAGCTTCGCCAACCGCGACCTTGTGGCCCCGGCCGACGTCGATCTCGGTGTCCTTGGGGGTGAAATCTCCCGTCTCTTGGTGGAGATGGTTGGAACCGTCGCCCGGATCACCGAAGCTCCCAAACAGATAGTCGCCAAGTCGCCCGAAGCGGCCGCGGCGAAGAACGTTTCTCCGAAGGTGACGAGATGACAATCGAACCGCAGCCGGCTCCACCCGAGCCGACCAAGATCACGACCGAACTCCTCGACTACATCGAGGGCCTCTACGCCGGCACCGTCCAGCCGGCGGGTCCGGTCCTCATCCCCGTCCGCGAGCTCGTGGAGGCCGCACGACTCGGCACGGCCTGGATGGAGGCGATGGCTCTAGTGCCGGAGGGCGGTCGACTGGACCTTGGGCAGAATACGGCCGGAAAGGTCGGCGTTAGAGCGTCCGGCTGGCCCGGGTTCGTAGACGGGCAGTTGATGATCGTCGCCCTCATAGAGCGTGATGACCCTGTCGAGGCTCTCCAAGAGCTGATCGAGAAGTTGCGAACAGAGAAGCTGCGGACGCCATGAAGCTCCTCGTCGAAGCCTTCGGCTACTTCCTCTTCGGCTTGGCGGTCGTCATCGGCGTCTACCTCGCCGCGACGTGGCAGCCATGAGACTTCTCGCGATCGACCCCGGCCCCGAACAGTCGGCCTGGCTCGTCTGGCTCGAGGACGCCGTCGAGGACATGGGCATCGAGCCGAACGACTCGCTACTCGCCAAGGTCCGCCGCGGCTGCTTCGCCAACTGCCAGGCCGTCGCCATCGAGAAAGTAGCAAGCTTCGGGATGCCGGTCGGAGCCGAGGTGTTCGAGACGGTCTTCGCCTCCGGTCGCTTCGCCGAAGCCTGCCGCGGCATCCCGCTCTATCGGCCCTCTCGGATGTCTATCAAGATGCACCTCTGCCACTCGGCAAGGGCCAACGACGCCACGATCCGCCAGGCGCTCATAGACCGCTTCGGTGGCAAGGAACACGCAATCGGGCGAAAGGCCGCTCCTGGGCCACTGTACGGAGTCCACGCGGACCTGTGGAGTGCCCTCGCGGTCGCGGTGACGATCGCCGCCGTCCGAAATCACGAAGTCTACATAGCCGAACTCGAAGAGGCTATCCGACTCCTAGAGGAGCGCTCTCGAAGAGACTCAGTGATGGAGTAGAATGGACAAGTCCGTAAGGGCACCTGGCCTAGGGCGGGCGGCAGACTCCAAGCTGCCGCCCCCAGGCCGGCTTGGAGAGGTGAACATGGAACGTCCTTCCTCAACCGCCGCTCCGTTGCGGCTCTCTGACCTAACCCCTGCACAGCGCGAGCTCGTGCTCGCCCTACTTCGGCAACGAAAGGTGACAAGGTGACAATCCCAATGGCAGACCTCGTGATCGACGAGGCTATCCAGATCAGAGACAAGCTCGACCCCGAGTTGGTTGAGCACTACGTCGAGTGCTTCGACGATCTTCCACCCATCGACGTGTTCCAGATGGCTGTGGGCTACCTCGTGGCTGACGGGTTCCACCGCTACGCCGCCGCCAAGAAGCTTGGTAAGACCGAGATGGAGGCCACGTTGCACGAGGGCGGTTGGGACGAGGCGGAGGCGTTCGCCATCACCGCGAACACTAAGCACGGTAAGCCGCTAACCCGAGTCGAGCGGAATCGCGCTATCAAACGCCTGCTCGACCTCGGCTGGAACGATTCGAAGATCGCCCGCGAGATTGGCGTCTCTAGTCATACAGTTGGAAATATTTCAAGTGCCCGCGCCCTCCGGAAAGAGGTTCCCTACACGCCCGACGAGCTTTCAGACACGCATCTCTACAGGATCGCTATGGTGGAAGAGCCGGGTGATCGGCTCGCTCTGGCAGATCGTGCGGCCAAGGATCACTGGACAGAACCCGAGACCCGGGCTGCCGCTAAGACGCTCCGCAATCCGGACGTCGCTCCGGAGGTCAAGACGGCCATTCTCGACGGGTCCCTACCGCCGATTACCAGCGCGGGTGGGCAGGTCGTCATCCTCGAAGATACGGTTCAGCGTATGACCGAAGAGGCTCTTCGGAAGGACGCGACACTCGCGGTCGTCGCGTTCAACAGCGCGGCTGCCCAACTTCGCAGCTTCACCGCAGACGAGATCGCGGCTGTACTCGACCCTAGGACCTGGGCCGTCACCGTGGCCGAGTTCAGCTTGACGTTGGTGACCCTGGACGCGCTGATCGCCCTCCTAGCGATAAAGGTGGCGTCGTGATGACGCCCACGCCGCTGTTCGTCCTCCGCGAGATCGTCGCGGAGCGAAAAGAGGCCGCCCTCCGCGGTGAACTTGTCACCGCGGAGGATGTAGCCCGACGCTGGGAGAGCCATCACAAGGTTCGGCCGCTGCTGCCAGAGGACGCGACTCTCCGGGGTTGGCTCCATGAGTACGTCAAACAGCGAGCCCGTGACTTCATGGGGGACGTGCGGGACCCGAAAGGCAGCCGCATTATTCTGAGCCCGATTGCGCTCCGGCCTAGCAAGGCAGATCGGGGCTATATCGGGCGCGAGGCCATGCCTGTGGGCGATCACATTAACCTCGGCAATCACCAAGTCGCTGTCGGGACGCGCAAGCGCACCGAGGGCATCAATCGTCTCGCCGCGAGTGACCAGGCAATCCAGCTCGGCAGGAGCATGGCCGAGCCACTAGGCGAGCTAGCCGCAGGGGTATCGGCCGAAGAGGACGTGGAGACGGCTAGCCGATAGGGTGTACTCTGTCGTCGCGAGGGAGCAAAAGTCCTGCTCCCCGATCTCTTGGCCGGCCTTATGGTGCCGGGAGTAGGAGATTGCCGTGGCGATCACCCTCACCTCTGCCATCGGGTACAACGATGGCGTCCTCCCTGTCTCTGGCGACTTGCCGTTGCCTTGGCGTGCTCCCTGCCTCGTCGTCATCGACAGCGAGTTCATGCAGGTCCTCTCCGCTGGTCCGACCGGCTGGGAAGTCGTCCGGGCCCAGCAGGGCTCGCTCCCCGCTACCCATGCCTCCGGCGCAGTAGTCGGACCCTACGCGGTCGTCCCCATCTCGCCGGTCTACGGCCCGACGGGAACCATCGCCGAGACCATTCCGAGAAACGTCTGCACCGAGACCAACAACACCATCTTCACGACCGGCCAGGTAGCGATGCAGCTCATCTGGCTCCGGGCCGGGATGACGGTCTCCAACATCTCGATCTGCACCGCGACGACTCTCGCGACGACCCCGACCCACAACGCGATCGGGCTCTGCTCCCTCAACGGAACCGTGCTCGCCTCTTCGGCGGACCTCCTGACACTCGCGATGGCCGCCAACACCCTCTACAAGTGGCCGATGGCCGTCCCGTATCTCGTCCCGACGACGGGCTACTACTACATCGCCTGGGGCCTCGTCTCCGGCGGCCAGCCAACCGTCAAGGGTCAGACGGCCAAGACGGACGGCACGCTCGCTGGCACCACGCCTCCAGTCTTCGGCGTCTCCTCCGTCGCCTACGTCTCGGGTCTCCTCACCGGTCCCTATACGCCGATGGCCGCTGGCGCTCAGACGGTCGGCGGCTTCTGGGCGGCGGTGAGCTAGATGGCCGTCACCCTGACTGCCGCGATCGGCCCGAACGACGCCTGGATCCCCGTCTCGGGCAACGTCCCCGCCCCCTATGTCGTCCCCTTCCTGCAGCTGATCGACTCCGAGGTCGTTTCGGTCATCCAAGGCGGGGCGACGTACTGGCAGATCCTCCGCTCTCAGCTTGGCACCTACCCCGCCGGCCATGCCTCGGGCGCGATCCTCCAGCCTTTCTCCCAGACACCTACCTTCCCGACCGGCTCTCCCTACATCGCGGAGACGCTGCCTCGGGAGCAGATCCCGGAGACGGCTACCGTCATCGGCACGACAGGCCAGATCGCCCTCCAGGCCGTCTGGCTCTCCGCCGGCCAGCTCGTCTCCAACATCACCGTCTGCACCTCCGCCACGGCGGCAGGCACGCCGCTCCACTTCGCGATCGGGTTGGTCGACCAGTACGGCAACCTCTGCTGCTCGTCCGTCGACCAGCTCGCTACCGCGATGGCGGCTCAGACGGCCTTCACCTTCGCCATGTCGACGCCGTACCGGGTCGCAATCAGCGGTCTGTACTACGTCGCCATCGGCTCGGTTGCCACGACCGTCCCGACCATCAAGGGCGTCGCTCGTGTCAACGGTGTACTCGCCGGCACGGCTCCGCCCCTCTGCGGAGTCAGCGGCACAACCTACGCCACCGGAGCTCTTCCGTCCGTCTGCACCATCATGGCCGCTGCGGCTGTGACGACGTCCTGGTGGGCGGGCCTGTCCTAGACAACTGAATAGCAGAGCGGCCGGGTCTGGCTCTTCACGACCCGGCCGTTTCTGTGTAGACTCTCAGGGAACGAAGGTGACCCATGAGCGACAAGACCGCCATCGCCTGGACTGACGCCACCTGGAACCCCGTGACCGGCTGCTCCAAGGTCTCGCCCGGCTGCGCCCACTGCTACGCCGAGGCCCTCTCCAAGCGGTTCGGCCGCTCCTTCGAGGTGGCGCTCCATCCCGAGCGGCTGGACGAGCCTCTCCATTGGCGGAGGCCGCGCCGGGTGTTCGTCTGCTCGATGGCCGACCTGTTCCACGATCGGGTAGATGATCAGTTCATCGCCGATGTCCTCTGGACGGCGGCCGTTCGGGCACCGCGCCATGTCTACCAGATCTTGACCAAGCGCCCCGAGCGGATGGCCGAGTGGTTCGCCGCATACGGTCCCGATCCTCGGCTGTCGCTTCTTGTGGCTGCATCGAACGTCTGGCTCGGCGTCTCCATCGAGAACGACCGCTGGATCGGCCGCGCTGACATTCTGCGCGACACTCCGGCCGCTGTCCGCTTCATCAGCGCCGAGCCGCTGCTGGGGCCGCTGGTGCATCGATGCCCGGATTGCGACGGCGACGGTTACTACCCATCACACTCGGGCGACGCCAGTTGCTATGCGGGCTACTGCAACAACTGCCCTGTCCAGACCCGATGTGAAAGATGCCACGAGTCCGGTTGGACCGGCCTCGACCTGACCGGCATCGACTGGCTCATCATCGGGGGAGAGTCGGGCCCCCATGCCCGGCCGATGAAGCCCGAGTGGGTCCGCGACCTCATCGCTGCAGCGCGGGCAAGCGGGACGGCCGTGTTCGTCAAACAGATGGGCGGTCTGCGCCCTGGCGGTCCGCTCCCTGACGAGTTCAACATCCGCGAGTACCCGGCTTCCTAGTAGGTGTACCCTACGGGCGTCTGCATCCCCGCGAACTAGAGGCAACTCTTGACGGCGAAGCGCATCCCGGCCCCCAAACCCCGGCCGACCGGCCGCCCCACCTTGCGAAGTCCCGAAGTAGAGAAGGCCATCCTCGCCTCTCTGTTGAACGGCAACACCCGCGAGGACTCGTCTCTGGCTGCGGGCGTCTCCCCCTCCGCTCTCCGTCTCTGGTGCCACGAGGATGTTGCGCTTGCTGCGGCGGTCGAAAAGGCTGAGGCCGAAGCCCGTCAGAAGATGGTGGGCGTGGTCGTGAAAGCGGCGACCGATGGGACCTGGACGGCTGCCATGACGTTCCTAGAGCGTCGCGACCCCGAGCATTGGGCTCGACGTGAGCGCATCGACGTCCTCATGGACATCCGCAAGGCGATCGAGCAGTTGAGCGACGATCCGGCCGAGGTCGAAGCAGCGGTGGCGGAAGCTCAACGATTGGTCGGGCGCCGATGATCTACGCCGACACCGTCGCCGCCGCTTCGCTGGCCAGCGTCCGCTCACGGAAGCGCATGATGTCGGCTCTCCGTGACTGGACGACTGAGGTAGCGCGACCCGAGCAGCTACCACCCGAAGGTGACTGGCGCTGGTGGCTCCTGATGGCGGGTCGGCGGTTCGGCAAGACCAGAGCCGGCGCCGAGACGTTGAGTACGTGGATCCGCGAAGGGCACTCCCGCCGGATCGGTCTCGTGGGTCCTACGGCCAAGGCGGTCCGGGACGTGATGATCGAAGGTGAGTCGGGTCTGCTCGCCGTCGCACGGGCTGGTGAACGTCCACTCTACGAACCATCGAAGAGCCGCCTCACCTGGCCCAACGGTGCCACCGCTACGACCTACTCCGCCGAAGCCCCCGAAGACATGCGCGGTCCTGGCTTCGACACGGCATGGGCAGACGAGATTGGCGCCTGGCGCGACCCGGAGATCTGGGACCTGCTGCAGCCGGCGCTCTCGTTCGGCTGGGCCAGAGGCATCGTCACCACGACTCCTCGCCAGGTCCGCATCGTCCGCGAGCTCGTGAAGAACCCCGCCTGTGTCGTGACGCGTGGCAAGACGACGGACAACGCCGCCAACCTCTCGGCCGCCGCGCTAGACGAACTGCTGCGCCAGTGGAGCGGCACCTACGTCGGACGCCAGGAGCTCGACGGCGAACTGATCGACGACGTCGAAGGCGCACTCTGGAAGCGAGCATGGCTGCACTACGACAAGGTGCCCGACCTCGTCCGCGTCGTCATTGGCATCGACCCCGCCGTTACTTCCTCGGACACGAGCGATGAGACGGGCATCGTCGCGGCCGGCAAGTCGGTCGACCGTCGAGGCTGGGTGCTCGCGGATAGATCGGGCCGCTACACCCCGGATGGCTGGGCGCGAGTGGCAGTCGATCTTGCGGCGGAAGTCGCGGCCGACGTAATCATCGTCGAGACCAACAACGGCGGCGACATGTGCAAGCTCGTACTTGAGAACGAGCTTGAGCGCAGACGCCAGTTGGGCGAGCCGGTGTCGGTCGCAGTGCGGAAGATCACCGCCTCACGTGGCAAGCGCACGAGAGCCGAGCCGATCGCTCAGCTATACGAGCAGGGGCGCGTCTCTCACATGGAGCCCCTCACGGTCTTGGAGGACTCGCTCTGTACGTGGGATCCTGAGGCCGACACGAAGTCACCCGACCGGCTCGACGCGATGGTCTGGGCCCTCACTGAGCTCATGCTCGGGGAGCCCGGCATCCTCGGCCTCTATCGTTCGCTCATGGCACCCATCCCCGCAGCCGGTAGCGCGCCCGTCGTACAATCCGTACCGCAAGCACCGCAGGAGCCGACCGTGCGTCTCGACCCTCGCGCTCAGTGTCCCGTCCAGGTACGAGTAGACAACGCCTCGGTTCGCTGCGCTCTCTGGCACGGTCATCCCGGAGATCACGAGGCGGCGGCATGATCCTCTGGCTCGTTCTGTTCATCGTCCTGGCGGCCAACGTCGGCGTCCTGGTCTGGGCGTTCTGGATCGACCGAGCCGAGTCCATCCGCGAGCGCCAGATGGCCGGCCCTACCGCTGTCATCGGCGGCTTCGGAGACGAGACGTACCCCGACCGCGAGATCGAAGTCCCGCCGGACGAGTTCCCGGGAGTGCGGCTGTGAGCGGCGTGACGAGCAACCGCTGCCATCTCTGCGGTGTCGACGCCCACATCGCTGACAAGCTCGGTGGCTGGTGTGTCCAGCACTGGGCCGAGGCCAACGCGGCCCGCAAAGCCGAGGAGCAGAGGCTCACGGCTGAGGCGGGTGGTCCCTGGCCGCAGACCTGCCCGTCGCGGATGCAGGAGTTGGGTCCCTGGTCGCGTGAGGAGAACCTCGATACGTGGGACGTTCGCGAGCAGATGCACGGCGGACTTGTCGCCCGCCACTGCTCGTTCTGCGGCTCTCTCCACCCTGACGACCTGATCCGGCTGGTCAAGGACGAGGGCTATCGGATCGCTGGGACCGACAAGGGCTACAAGGCCTACGTAGATGCGCCCGGCGAGCGGCAGGTCTCGAAGTTCTACTTCTGGCACCTGAGCGACGAACAGCGAGCTGAGTTGCGTCTCGCGTTGGTGCCGGCATGAGCGCCGCCGATTGCCGCTCCGTGACTCACCTGAGCGGCTACATCACCCTTGAGCCAATCCGCGAATTTGAGTGGCATCCGGGCGATGTCTACCACGTTCAAGGCGGTCCCTGGATGACGGCGGCCGGTTATTGGCCGGAGTCACTTGCCTATTTCTGCAACGGCTGTAAGTGCTACCACGCGGGGCCGCGCTGCCTCGATGCAATTGGGTTGCCGCCGTTCATCACCGCTCTCTGGGCCCGGCCGCCTGAAGGTCGCTGGCCATGAGCGCCTTCCGAGACTGCGACCGCTGCAAGAACAAGGGCGGCCCCGGCTATCCCTGCAAGGTCTGTGGCCTCGTGAGCACCGACCCGCTCGATATTCGCTATGCCGCCAGCCACAAGACCCAGCCGGACCCGAGGGCAGAGCGATGACCGCCGCCGACAACCCTCTCGCCCGCCTCGCCGATCGCGTCTGGCTGGCTGCGAGCGACAAGGGCCTGCCGTCCGCCGATCCCGAGTTCAACTTCAAGGCCGGGTTCGTCGCCGCGCTGCAACTGCCGCCGGACGAGCCGCGCATCGCGGAAGCGGTCGAGCTGGCGCGCAGCTTGCTGACGGCGCCGGGCGTGACGGTGAGGAAGCTGACATGAGCAGTAGGGACGTGAGCCGAGTTCGCCTCAGGAAAGCCTTTGAGGCTGTGCGGCAGGAGTCTCACACGCACGCCGAGGAACTGAGCATCAATACGACCGGGTTCGTTCAATGCCCTATCCCCGGCTGCGGCTGGAAGGTTCTGCCCGCCACCCTTTGCCCAGAACACAATGTGACGGTCGGGGGCTTGATCCAATGAGAGGCTGCTACGTCGGCTGCGGCTGCATGGCGTTGTTCGCAGCGGCGCTGCTGGCTGCGGCTTGGCTAATCGAGCGGCTGTCATGAACCGGACTCCCGACGGCGCGCGACTCCACCTGCACCGTGCCTGGGTCGTCTTCCTAAAGCACGTCTCCCGATCGCTCCCCGCCGTCCTTCGTCCTGAGCGTCAGACGAACCACCGACCGAAGGCGTACCAATGACCGAGACCAAGCCCGAGCTCTGGATCCCGCTCTCCGCCGCCCGCGAGATGACGAAGGCCGTCGATCCGCTCGCCGCGATGTCCCGCGAAACGTCCGACCTCTCGGGTCTCGCCCGGACCCTCGGCGGACCTAACGCCATAACCTCGCTCGGCCCTGGCGTCCCTATCGGACCGGCTCATCCCGAGGAACTCTACCCGCGTCTGTGGGACTACACCCCGGGCTACAACATCGGCATCCGGCCGCGCTCTTACGAAGCGTTCGACTACTCGACGCTCTTCGCCCTCGCGAACAACTGGGACGTCGCCGGGCTGTGCATCGAGAAGAGGATCGACGACTTCGTCAAGCACCCGTGGGTCATCCAGCCCCGAGCCGTCGAAGGCCAGAGCCGCAAGGACACGCTCGCCCGTAGGCTCAAGTACGGCGACGCCATCGCCAAGGCTACGGGCTTCTTCATGACGCCCGACCAGGTCAACCCCTGGTCGTCCTGGATCGGAAAGTACATGGACGACCTCTGGAAGGGCGACTGCGCGAGCGTCTACCTCCACCCGAACCGGGGCGGCGACCTCTACGCCGCGGAGGTCATCGACGGGCAGACGATCCGCCCCATCATCGACCTCTGGGGGCGTCGGCCTCTAGTACCGCCGGACGTCGAGCGCCACCAGCACGACTGGTACCAGACCTCCAAGCCGGCCGCGATGACGCTGAACGCCTACGCCTCGGTCACGATCTGCTCCGTCTGCGGCGCGAGCCCCGCCTTCTGCTCCGTCATCAAGGGCATGAACTGGGTCTGGCTCGGAAGCGACGAGCTGATATGGCAGCCGCGCTGGCTCCACGGTCAGGGCCCCTACGGTCACCCGCCGGCCGAGTGGATTATCATCTCGATCAACCGCGCGCTCCGAAGGCAGTCGATCGACCTCTCCCTCTACACCGAGGGCACGATACCGGCGGCCTTCGTCAAGTTCCCCGAGAGCTGGACGACGCAGCAGGGTCTCGACTTCCTCTCTGCCGTCAACGCCATGTTCGCTGGCAACGACGTCGCCCGTTCGCGCCTCATGCCGATCCCGGGCGGCCCCAACTCGGGCGTCGAGCGGGTCAACGCCGAGCCCTCCGACGTGTACGAGGAGTTCCTGCTCCATATCGGCTGCGCCGCCTACGGCCAGAGCCCGATCGAGATGGGCTTCGTCCGCGGCCCCTCCGGAGGACTGGGCGGCGGCAAGACTGCCGCAGGCACCCAGGCGGTCGCCTCCCAGGAGCGCGACGTCAGCCTCGCCAACCATCTCAAGTGGGCGGTGCTCGACCGCATCCTCGCGACCTACTGGGACCCCGAACTTGAGTTCGTCTTCACTGACCTCAAGCCCTCCGAGGACATGGCGGCACAGGCAGACATGGACAAGTTCGCCGTCTCCGTCGGTGCCATCAGTCCCGACTGGATCGCCGAGAACCGCTACGACACCGACGGTCCCGGACTGCCCAACACGATCATGACGGCGCAGGGCCAGCCGATGCTCGTCTCCGACTTCCTCAAGGGTCCTTCTCCGACTCCACCGCCGGGTGCCCCTCCGGTGTCAGCCCCGGCCGGCGCCCGGCCAGTCCGCTCGACCGACGAGGTGAGTTCTCCTCCTCCTCCCCCTGCCCCGTCGGCCGAGCCCGGTGTCCTAACGGGCGACTCGCCCGGAGCTCCTGCAGCCAAGGCGCTCGGCGGTAAGGGCGTCGAATACACGGGCGATCTCGCGAAGCACGTCCACGAGTACCTGCTCCGGTCCTATCCGCCAAAGGACGTCGAGTGGGTTCTCGATGCCGACTGGGAGTACGATCCATCGCTCCCGCTCGGGAAGATCAACATGGCCCGCCGACCCGGTGGGCGCGATCCGCAGAAGGTCGGCCAGCTGGAGGACACGCTCAGCAACGGCGCCAGCATGGATCCCGTCATCATCGTCGACCTTGGCGATCCGGCCGGCTACACGCTCGCGGACGGATGGCACCGTACCCTCGGGGCCGAGAAGGCGGGCGAGGACAAGGTCCCGGCCTTCATCGGGACTCACCTCCCGGATGGTGCCGCCGACGTCATCACCGGAGCGATGCAGGCCGACTCGATGGGCGCCACCGCAGATCTCGCCAAGGCCGACCTCACGAAGTGGGAGCGCAAGTCCTCCAAGGCTCTCCGGATGGGCAAGAACGCCTCGGTCGCCTTCGTGTCCGAACACATCCCGATGGGCATCGCGCAGCGCATCCGAGAGGACCTCACGAACGTCACGACGCCCGCCGGGATCAAGCTCGTCTTCGCCAAAGCGGATCCGCTGGGTGAACCCGACCGCCCTTTAGCGCCGACCAGATCGACGCCCGCGACAAGCTCGCCCAGGTCTGGGCCACCTGGTTCCGCCAGCAGGGCAAGGCCGTCGCCGGCTCCGTCCGGGGCGTGGCGGGAGCGGTACCCGTGATAGGCGACTGGGGCGACATCGGTACCATGACCGCGCCCACGGCCAGGCTGCTCGCGCAGATCAGCGCCTACGGCTTCATCGCCGTCACGAAGGCCGACCCCATCGAAGACTTCGCCGTCGCTCTCGACCGCGCCTCCGAGTGGGCGTTGCCCTACGGCGGCCAGCTCATCACGAACATCGACGCCACGACCCGCGACACGATCAACGCTCTCGTCTCGGACACGATGGCGAACCCGGACGCTTCCCTCGACGATCTGCAGGCCGCCATCTCCGCCAACTTCTCGGACTTCTCGGACTACCGCGCCGAGATGATCGCGCGAACGGAGACGAGCATCGCCGCCGCCAACGGAGACATCGCAGGCTTCCGAGATACCGGAGTCAACTACGTCGAGATTAGCGACGGGACCGACTTCGACCAAGAGTGTTCCGACGCCGACGGCCAGGTCTGGAGCATCGACTACTACGAGGACAACGTCAGCGAGCATCCGAACTGCGGTCGCTCCGCCTCGGCCATCTCCGACGAGGAAGCCCTCTCCCGAGGCGTCGACCAGGGCGACGAGCCCGACCAGACTCCCGACCAGCCAGCCGAGACGGCTGGGCCACGTTCCAACCGCCGAGGAGCTACGTCCTCACGACCTCGGCCCGGATAGCTACAGCGAGGCAGATGGATGAGCGAGATCGAAGTGGCTGTCTCCATCCGGGCGCGCCCACTCTGGCGCTGGTATCTCGGAAGGTATCTGCGGCTGCCTTTTGGCCGAGTTGCTCTGTGGTTAGTCAACGGCACGCGATTGGAGTATCGCGTCGGTCGTGGCAACTGGGAGCCTCTCGGCCAGATCACCGCCACGCGCACGGGCGTCACTTACGAGGAGACCCGATGCTGACCCCGCTATGCCTCATGCCGCGCTGCTACCGCCCCGCTGTCCTAGATGGCTCTAACATCTGGTGTCGCCGTCATTGGGCGAAACATCATGATCGCGCCCATGTCTTCGGGCCTCGGGCCGTCCGGTTCATGACCAACGCTGACTACCACGGTTGGCATTTTGATCCCGCATGGTGGACCCGATGAGTACCCATCGCGAACGCAACCTCGCCAAGATGACGGAGACGGTCCGCGCCTCCACCTCGGGCGGAGAGTTCTGGGCCCCGATCTCCGGCATCGTCGATCTGCCCGACGGCTCGATCCTCGTCAAGACCACGACGACCTCCGAGGCACCGGACGCCGAGCACGAGATCGCCGACTTCGAGCCGATGCGCGACGCCATCCGCGACTTCATGGCGAAGAGCGCCGAGCTCCGCGAGATGCACAAGGGCGGAGAGAAGGGCGACGTCCCCGAGGTTACCTTCGACGACGACCTCCGCAAGATCGACGCCACCGTGCACGTAGTCGATCCCGTCGCCGTCCAGAAGGTCAAGGACGGCCACTACACCGGCGTCTCCTGGGGCGGCAAGAAGTGGGTCGGGCCGTGGATCCAGACGGCGATGGGCAAGGTCCGCCATATCGTCAAGGCGGTAGTCGAAGAGCTGTCGCTCGCGGACCGGCCGGCCAACCCCGACGCCCTGCTCGCGAAGACGGAGCGCGACGTCCTGGTCCTCGCCAAGCGGGCCCAGAGCGCCGACGAGGCCGCAGCCACTCTTCTCGCCGAAGGCCCACCGGACGTCTTCATCGGCGACGGACCCGGGACTCAGCTGACGCCGCTCTTCCCCGGCGAGATCATCCTCAACGCGCCACGCCCCGCTCTTCGACCTACTAAGGAGCCCCCCATGCCCGCCAAACTACGAAAGGCGATCGTCAACCTCCCCGATGGGATGAGCATGCAGGGCCTCAGTGACGCCCTCTACACGGCTCTGCATACGAAGGGGTTCGGAGGCGACGACTGCTGGGTCCGAGATGTCTTCCCGACCTTCTTCGTCTACTCCAACGACGGAGCCAGCTTCCGACTCGATTACACCATCGACCCAGCGGGGCTTGTGGCGTTGAGCGGAACTCCCGTCGCCGTTCAGGAAAACCGTACCTACGAACCACTCGCAAAGCGAAAGGATCCGACAATGGCAGAAGCCGCCAAGGTCGCCCCCGAGGCGGCCGATACCACCCCCGACAAGAAGGCTCTCCGCAAGGCCGCCAAGCTTGCCAAGGCGCAGATCCGCACGGCGAAGCTCA